TCTTCACAGCATCACCCCTCAAAGCTCAGATTTAAGGACATCGTATACTTCCCGGTCCCAGGCTCCCAAGTATGGGTATCACCATCGATACTCATTACCGCGTTTTGCAGAGTGCTGATATAATCTATTTCAGTTTTCACGGCGTAACCGGTCCTGCAATCCCAGTTACCCAAAGCGGGTATAGTTACGTCTCGCTGTACGCCAGACAGCATACCATTAGCAACCGTGACGCTGTCCTTGTCAGCCTCTTTAGTGTAGTTATCCTGAATTAGTCCGTACTCGCTAATCCATCCACCGTTACTGACCTCGGAGACATAGTTGTTCTTGTCGTCGTAGATCTTAACCTTGTTGATCATGCCGTCTAACGTATCGCGGTAACTGGTACCGATCATGTTATTGCCTTTGCCATCAAGCCGTGATCTTAAGATGTAATCTGCGACAACCTTGCCCTTTTCGATCACACTCAGCTTAATGCCGTCCATGACAGGGATATATTGCTTGCCATTTACTTTAGATGCCTGAGCGTACATCTCCATGATGGCTTCATAGCCTGTTTTTTGTGCTATGAGTCTGTTTGTCTTTACTCTGGTACTGGCAAGATCGCCAACATCAATTCCAAGCTCAGCGCAAATCTTCTTCGTCGCGTCTTCTGGAGTAATGTTTGCAAAATTAAAAGTAACCTTGGACTTTGTTAAGTAAATCAAGTAGTCATAAGCGACAAAGAGGAGATCTTCACTCGCTGAATTGATCTCTCTGTCCCAAACTATCCCCCTAAAGATCTCTTTACCATTTAGGAGTAGCCAGACCTTTGTGCCTGGTGCTATCTGTGTTCTTGGCTGGTTCTGGTCCCAAATGGAATAGGCCAGCGTTATATCAAGTTTTCTGGCCACTTGGGCCTTGTCGCCGGAGCAGCTTATGCTCTTTATTACGTTTGTTATGTTAGTTACGACCCCGTTATAGAGGCTGTAAAGCTGTATCATAGGTCTATCACCTTGTATTCCTTGAGGTTAAGACTAAAATATACATCTCCTGTGCCGTCTCGCACCCCATACTCGAAGTCCTCAATGGTGCATTCGGTATTGATTGCCCCGGTCGCTAAATATCTGATCGGTTTCCCGCTTGTCATCCATTTTTCAATTAAATCCGTACACTCTTTGGGTGTCGGAATATCTTTATATTGGCAAAAACTATAAACTCTGTTAGGGAAAAAAGATTCAATGGTTAGTATTTCTGCTAGTTTTGGTTTCCCTATGAAACTTACTTCGCCTAGTCCTTCGACTAGGACCGTACTATTATTTTGTGCGCGTTTGATGGCATATTTAGGAGGGGGAACAGGGAGTTGTAATTTTTCATTGCCTTGGATTAGCCAGAATTCCATAATTGTGTTCCCCTCTCTTACATATTTTCAGCTGCTGCGTCTATCCTAATAATTATTCTATCTACGATCTTGTCAATATCTGCCTCTTCACGCACTATGATGGTGTCGGCCAGTTTAGCAATGGAGATACTTTTGCCGCCATTGCTAGGAATTTTATTATTAGGAGTTATCTTGCTGCCACTTGGTAAATTGAGTATCTCAGGCCCTTCTTCACCGACCCATGTAGGACCACCACGCCAATAATCTGTCCCTGAAGCGTTTCGGCCAACATTGCCTAGCCTATCATCTAATGTTGTAGCATTAGATGCATTTTTATAATAACTCATCTCTACTCTTGCGATCATCGGAAGCCCCATAACGTCCCTAACCTTATTGAATATGTCAATAACTACGTTTGCACCCTTTGCAAAGGTGTTCTTGATTGTCACCCATGCATTATCGATCTTCTCTTTAACCGTATCCCAGTTTTGATAGAGCAAGATTCCCGCCCCGATCAATAGCCCGATACCTGTGATTATCAGCCCTATAGGATTAGCATTCATAGCCAGGTTTAAAGCCAACTGTACCGCTGTTAATGCAATAGTTACGCCTTGAGCAGCTAGCATCACAGCTTTATACGCTCCAAATGCTATCGCAATTCCTGTAACGAGAGGTCCAATTGTTGACCAGTTGTCCTTAAAGAATTTATAGACGCTTGTAGCTTTATCTAATACGCTGCCCAAAATATCCCTTACTTTTGGAATACCAGTATCAGATACCCAAGAAATAACTGGTCGGGAAGTCTCGAAGGCATCCTTTAGCCATTGTTTCAGCGTTGGCAGTTTACTGACCGCAAAGCCTATTCCGTCAGCAATCTTAAGTCCAAATTTGTCCATTTGTGGGCTGTATTTATCAATTAGACCTATCACGCTAATCAGAGTTGGTTTAAGCCTTTCGAGCATTTGTCTTCCTGTGTCCTGGACCTTAGATCCTAAATTTCCTGTGATCGTGCTCATTAATCCCGTTCCGCTTTGAGATAGTTTTTCTGACCCACCCTTAAAGTATGGGTTTAATTGCTTATTAACGAGCATTTGATAGGCTGTCATAGTTTCGGCACTTGATAGGTCGTCGTTTTTGCCTTTACCGACATAGCCCTTGAATTCTTCAGCCGAAATCTTAAAGCCGAATTCTTTCATGCGCTCAAATTCGCCGTTCTTAGCATCAGCAAGTGCTTCCATTGAGTCCATAATCGTCTTCCCAGGATTTAAGGCTGCCATATCACCCGCAAGTTTCGTGAGTTCCATAGCTCCTTTGGTGTCTCCACCCATGACATTTACTGCTCTGGATCCGGCGCCAATAACCTCCGAGGTTGAAAAAGGTGTGGCATCGGCATTTTTTCTCAGATCCTTGATGTAACTGTCGCGCATACTTGTTACTTCTGCGTCACTTTTGCCTTGATTGTTGACACCGATGAAGTGTTTCATGGAGATTTCCTGTTGTTCAAGCATTGCCCCGCTTTTTACGGCTGCTGCTCCACCGGCTACTGCCACTGCTCCAATAACCATCGGTACTGCTGCAGCGGTTCTTAAAGCGGCTAGTTTGCTGCCAATACTGCCAATAACTCGGCTTGCTGAATCTCTGATACTAACTAATGGCGCTATTGCTTGTCTCCCAAGTGAGTTCATCTCATTACGAATTCTTCGCCGTTCCCGCGCGGCATTATCGCGTATTGCTATGTAAGTAACAATCCTGCTCCTTAATGGCTCAATGGCAGTTCTTACCCGCGAAATAGCTCTTGTTGCAGCAGTGGCATCCATTCTTATCTGCATTTCTTGCCTTAGCTGACGCTGAGTTGCTGCTACATCCCGCCTAAAGGCTGTTTGCTCATTACGAACGCCGCGTAGTGTAGCGCTCATATTGTCCCTAAGTGTCAGGGTTGCTCCAATTTCGTGAGCCATTAATCCTCACCTCACAATGACAAAGGTCACTTGCCAAAATAGACTAAGTGACCCCGTTTCCATTCTTCAACTTTTTCTTCGTAGGCCAATCGCATACTGGCATCTAAGAAAAGCTTTTCCTTATAAGTCAAACTCAAAAGGTAATCCAGGGTAAATCCTTTCTGCAAGTAATAGTGCAGGAGGCTTAGCTCTGAATTACCTTTGATTAGTTTTTTACGTCTTCGACAATGCTTACCGAGTTCGTTCCATATCCAGCAAACCCGACGATCTCTTTAGCGATGGCATCAACTTCTCCAAGATCAAATATTTTGTCAAGTACTTCGTAGCCAGTCACTTCGAATGTAGCCTGCAGGTTAGTATCCTTAAAGTTCGGTTCCGCCACACACTCATATACCAAGAATGGATTCCCCTCACCCTCACCCATTTCATAGAAATCCAGTACGAGTTCTCGGCTAGGTTTAGTGATGGTTACTGTAGCATCCAGGGACTTAACGTATAACTCCCTTGTCTCAGCCTTTTTTGCTTTGATCTTATCCGCATTAGCGATCAAGTCACTAATGCTTAACTTTTTCTTTGCTTCCACGTAAACCATTCCTTTCTTACTGCACGTCAATCGTGTCAATAAAATCTGCATCACTAGGAGTAAAGCCGAATGGATAATCTTCCTCAAGTTTAGCTGATTTAGCAAACTGCATCAGCGTCAGCTCAGTGAACCAAACGTTACCTATACTAATTCTCTCGGATTGCTTGCCGATTGTACCTGGGTCCTTAATCTTAACGACCAACTTACTGCGCGGGTCTTCACCATTTTTCCATGCATCTAACAAGGCTTTTTTGCCTCGACTAAACACTTTCTTAACTTTGAACGTCCCTTCGCCTTTAAGCCCTATAAGCTTAGAATCCTCATCCATGCCAATGGTGACCGGTTCCCTATTGGCTATTACTTTAGCTTCAAAGCTTTCAATCTCAAAGACTAATTCTCCGTCCCACCATAGTTGACCCCAGTTGCCGTTGATCTGATTATTACCTCTGAGTTTCGCCATGATTCCACACCTCCTATACTATCAACATTGAGAAGTCGAGGTCCTCCATGGCATCCAGTGGGCTTCCACTGGCCCTGACGAAGACCTTGCTCCCGGTGTTGTATTCTTTGATTTGCGCTGCCGTAAGTGTGCTGGTATCTGTGCCCACTGACTGGAGATATAACTCTTGAGCATCGATATCAATCTCAGCCAATGCCGTGAAGTTGGGGTCCAGAACCTCATCTCCTTGGAGCCCCTTGAGGTAAGCGTTCACTGCGGTCAAAAACAGAACCTTGTTGTCGTAAAAGTTGTTAATCTTGCCGACATACTCAGCAGCGAAAGTGTCCCGGATATCATCGCGCATAAGGTCAATAGCTTCCATGATCTTGATCTTCTTAAACTTAGCGCCCTTGGTGACAGTCGTCGTGGTCAGACTGTTAACGCCCCGGCCGATCTTGATATTTTCGCCATCGTTAACTAGGATTAACTTCCCAGCATCGATGTCAGCATCCGGTGTGGCGGTTTCAGTGATGCTATCCACCTCAGTTAGGACGTAATATGTTGAGCTCCGAGTGAAGGGCAGACCTGCCAGAATCCCGGCAATCCTGCAGCAATACTCGGCGGTCGTGTAAGTATCCTCGCCAACAATAATGCCAGTTCCAGTAAAGTTAACAATGCCTTCGTGGTCTGAAACACTGGCAGGTAAGACAGCCTTAAACGTCTTCTTGTCTGTATCCCTGCGCGACTTAATCCACGTTGAAATAGTAGCAACATCATCTGCGATTATCCCTGGTATGGCAAGGTAGTTCCATTTTTTGTTAATCAACCTTGCTAGGGCAGTGCTATAATTTACCGCGGCTGCAGCTTCTCGTTCAACGATTACCCTTACCGGAATACCGAGGAATGTTTTTTTGATGTAATCAAGGTTGTCTGCCGTCCAATCAGCTACTTCGACTTGGCTTACATCTGTGTATATCTTAGTATCAAACGTTGTATCCGTGGAATCTTTAAGTATCAGAGCGACGATCCCTCTCGCACTCCTGGCGATCGCCGTTACTGCTAGGGTCTCAAACGCGATATTTATCTCAGGCAATCCCATGGTCTATTCCTCCTTTAGTTCTAATTCTTGCATAAACTCAGTGTTTTCTTCCGTATATCCTAGGGTTTCGTCAAGCCTTGTTGCCATTACCCACTCGCCATTGACCTCGACCACGTCAACGTCATTTGCAAATTCAAGCTCGAATTTGAATTGCAGGACATTGTCAGTGATTTGGTGGCGTTTAGAGTTTAGAGTAATGACTCGATCACCTATTTTCAGGACATTAAAAAACGCCTTGTTTAGTTGGTCGAGCATCTTGAGGTTAGCCAGATCGGTTTTTTCTGCTGAAAAGTAATGGATGTTGATCGTCAAGAGTTTCTCTTCGTAATCGATATATGCTGCATCGCTAACAGCCATAATCTGCACAAAAAAAGCCGGTGGCTTAAACCCACTTAATTCCTCATTGGCTACTACTTTTACGGCGCTGGCCTTGAGCTTTAGGACATCAATGACAGACTTTTTAATATCAACGTATCCAATCATAGCCTTAATACCTCCAGGGCATTATTTATAAAGGAATTTAGCTCCCTGTCGAACTCAGCTTCCTTCGCGGTTACGGCATTTTCAAGCATATGATAGCCTGGCACAAATCCAAAGACAGGCCCGTTTGGCTCATTTTTGATCTTATGCCCGTTTTCGAGTAAGTGCGATAACTCAGCATTATTAGTAACCTTTGACTCAATGAAGTTTGCTGTTACGGTCCGTTTCCCTTTTGTGGACACCTTCCAATGACCTCTCGTGTATCCGGTATCCTTTGGAGTATTGCGCCTAGCCTCTCTTCTAACGTCATTCGCTTGCTGACGCATAAACTTTTTAGCTTCATTGGGGTATCTTTGATTGATCGTCCTGATGAGATCTTGTTCAAATCTCGTTAGACCATTAATTTCGAAACTACTACTACTCATCGTAAGGTCCCTCCTCTATGAGGGTGCAATATAAATGAGTTTCGACATTTCGCTTTGTGTTGTTATCGACATGATCGATGTTGTAATTGTTACCATCGTAAACAACACGCATGGTTGTGTCGATATCTTTTCGAAACCTAATTGCAAATGGCTGAGAAATACTTGATACCTTTTTCTCAGCCATTGTTGCCAGGTCTGATTTAATACTAGGTTTCAAAAATTTTGCCCATACTTTTTTGTACGATTGCCATTGCTTAACTTGCTCACCAACTTCATTATCGACACCAACATATTTTTGAATGTCAATTTTGTATTTCAGTTCACCTGGATTCATATCGGCACCACCCGATCCTGCCATAACAGGGCGGATATTGTAAATTCGATCTCTTCGGGCACCTTTCCTGTCTCACTCAAAGGCGTTCGATTCTCATGCCAATGACCGACAAGTAACTTCATAGCCTGTTTAACTTTTTCAGGTACTTTATCCGCTGTATCACCATAACCGCAAGTAAACTCAATCACTACTGCATCCAAGGGGTACGGCGTGAATGAAGGCCATGATTTGCCGTAGGCAGGGGTTAAGCGGCCAAGGATACCGCGCTGGCTATAGACGTAATCAACTGACTCAGTTAACTCAGTTGTTATCCCATCAGAATTCGTATAACTTACTGAATCAACCGTCTGCAGACTCCCCTTGGGTAACTTGACCGTATGACATGGCCAATCATCAAAACTTAGCTCCCACGTTTGAGTGATATAGGCGCGGTTCTGGAAACCTTCACAAAATTCACGAGCTGCCGTTAGGTAGGCGGTTAAGTCGGTATCCTCAGCCGTATCATCTAGGTCAAGCTTTAACTGGTTTTTAATTTCCGGCAAAGTAATCGGTTCAATTGCGGGAGGCGTTTTGAGGACTAAGTTCATCCCTACTTCACCCCCAAGCTTATAGCCATTTCATCGTTACATTAATCGTTCCAAGGGCGTAGCTTGTGGCCGCTCCACTTGCTAGTTTAAGGCAAAGCGCATCGCCAGCCACTAATTGTTCTTTACCATCTGCCACGGCAACTTTTGTTACGGTTGTATTCGCTGTACTGGTAAGATCAAAAGCTTCAGTCAATAGCACGTCTCCGGTTCCGGGAGCTTCGGCAGCTGTTAACTTTTCAATTGTCATCGTACCAGCCTGACCAGCCACCGTTACATGCCGCTCACTTGCTGCGATAAACTCACAAGCTGCTGGCGCTACGAAAAACGTTTTGGCAACATCAGCTGCTGCGACCTGAGGATACTGAACCGTGAAAACTTGTCCTTTTACGAATTGAGCCGTTCCGAGTTCGACGTCACCTGTTGCATTGATGCTGAAAATAGTTACTCCGGTAACCTTATTAAAAAACTCTAGGACCCCTGATACCCATCTGGACCCTACGTTTGCTGCTGGCATAATTCATTCGCTCCTTCCACTCTTTTGAGCACCCTTTTAGGGCAGAATTAATTGGGGCGACTACGCGCCCCGGACTAATTAAACAATCGCTGTATTTGGTATTTCCTGACCATATCTTGGCTCAGTTAAAATAGCTAAAACACCGCCAAGGACTGGATCGTCGACAACCTCTACGGACTTGAGTCGGATGTAACCGTAACCAGAGGCTGCCAAAGCATCGGCATCAACCTCAACTTTATACATTTGATTTGCTCCTGCCGTGGTTGCAAAGCCGGTAGCGGCAGCATCTGTCAATGCACCAAAGGTATCGCCTGTCGTGCATGCTTGATACTTAAAGGGTATTGCGCTTACGGTCGTGGGAACAACATCGTCGCAGGCCTCGACTGTGATTGTTGAGGTACCGACAGCTCCGGCAGCCTTCTGGATGACGAATTGGATGTGACCGAAGTCTTTCATGTTGATAACGTCAGTATATTTTGTACCAGCGAACGCATCCGCTACGGGTAAAAGAGCATTGACTACGTGATTAAATCTTTTCACGATTATCCCTCCAGTTATAAATTTAGGAGCCGCGCTGGGCTCCTTTACGTTTTGAGTTGATATCACGGGATTGGATCTTATCCGCGAGTTGCCAAAGCCACATATGGCGAAACGGTGTTTGAGCCCTTGAATGGTGTGAGCGGTTTGTTCTTTTCGGGTTGTCCATCTGCGCGATACGTGAAACGGAAGGCCATTTCATTGTACTCAAAGCGAACGTGCATGGAAGACGCAATTTTCAAGGATCCCTTATCAGCCATGATGTACTGGCCCATATCAATTAATTGGATATCTCCAACCGTCCCAAGAGTTTCGCATTGCTCGATAGGTACAACCGGAATTCCGAATAGAGTACCGTAAATATTTCCTGCAAGACCAGTTGGAGGCATGTATACAAGCACTCCGCTTGTACCAATTGCAATACTCATAGTTACAACTTGCGGGAGCGTGTCTCTATTGATTACCCAGAGAGAGGTTGCCGGATTACCGTTGAACCGTGAGTACATCTTGATAATATTGTCGGCCAAGATAGTATTTGCAGCTTGTCCGACTTCTTTTGGAACCACGATTAATGCACCCGATTTACTAATCCCAAGAGGCATCCCGGCTCCTGTACCATTGATAATGGCATCGTCAAGCTTGAATCCACCTTCTTCAGGGAATTTCTTCATGATCCAGGATTCAAGAGCAGACGCATCTTCGAGTAGATCATCTGTTACATAAACTAAGCCGTTAAGATTCCGTAACTTCATTTCAACAGAGCCCATTTTCGGCTTAGTTCCGGTCATTTTTGCAGCTTCACCTTCCCAGTACATCTGAATCCCACCATAACGACTTCCATTTGCTCGACTAGACTCATCGATCACAGGGAGAGACATTGAATTTGACCCTTGGCTGATCGGTAGTTTAAAGGCTTTGCTTACCAGTTTGCCTGTCTCATAAGCTTTAGCAAGTAAAACAGTCGAAACGTCGGTACCAACTAACACGCCACCATCTGATGGAGTTGACTCGTTCATACCCGCAGCATTGGAGATCTTGAGCACCTCGCTGTTGAGCTTCGCGAGTTTTTCGTTATACTCAGGTTCGTTTTTTGACTTATGAACCGCTTGAAAGTATCCACCGACGGATCCAAAGATTTCACGAGTGATATTCTCAACACTGTCTTTGCCTTTTGGTTGTGGGTATAATGGCTCGTTTACAGGCGTTTTACGCGCCACTTCTGCGGCAATTGCTTCCGCTTCCATTGCGTCAAGCTGTTTTTGTACTTCAATCTTGGCATTTACGGCCTGAATTTCCGCAAGAACGGCATTGATTTCCTCAATGGTAGAATCTTCCTTGGCCGTAATTCCTTCAGCCTTTGCTTTTAAGCTTGCTTTGAGGGCTAATAATCTTTCCATTTCATTCATTTTTTCTTTGCCTCACTTTCTTATTTTGGTTATATTGCGCACGCCACGGCTAGCTTGGCCTTTGCCCGTGCCTTTTCAAGCTCATCATTCAACTGTTCGGGTGGTTGCTCGGGTGGGTCAGTTGTGTCTGGTTGATCCGGTGGAGGTGTTGGGTCTTGTTCATGTTCAGGTGGACCAGACGGTTGTTCGGGCTCGTTTTCTGTCTCAGCGACCACAATCTTAGGCCTAAAGCTCTCGAAATTCTTAAATGTTGACGTATCGACGCGAACATCGCCATAAACTAAGAAATTGCCATCCAATGAGGCGGCAACCTTAATTTCCTCTTCGATATGGGTTGAGAATCCATTTGCGAAGGCTTCGTCGGCTGTCATCCAAGTTTCAGCATCCATCAAGGCAATGATTTCATCCCGTTTTATGGAGACTTTCGGCTCGTATGTGTTAATTATTGTCTCATCAACCTTGTCTAACGTCTCGGCTAACTTCCTCATATCGCTAGAGTTTCCCCTGCCGTATGACCACGCTTTGTGGATCATAACAATGGTGTTCTTTGGGGCATGCCTTTCTTCCCCGACCATAAAAATAACCGATGCGATCGAGGCTACTAGCCCGTCAGCATGGGTTATTTTCTTAGCTTTATGTCGCTCCAGCATATTCACTATGGTCTGCCCTGCGAAAACATCTCCACCAGGACTGTTGATGTAAATATTTAGGGTTTCAACGCTATCCCCAAGCCCATCTAATTCTTTTTTAAATGTACTCGGTGTTATTTCGTCGCCCCACCAAGACTCGGAGGAAATCGGTCCGTACAGGGTTATGTCGACAACGCTTTTATCTTCTTTCTTCGCCTCAATCTTCCATATACGTTTTTTGCTATTCTTTTTCAGGTTCATCACCCCCTCTCATTTAAGCTGCCCCTTTCTCGATAATCATTTTATAGATCTCTTCGGCCATGGCCTTTACCTTATCTGCATTCTGGACTTCTTTACCTGCTTCGATCATGTTGGATGGTTGCAGGTAGATGTTTCCGTTGGCTATGCGTGGCATATTCTCGAGCTTCCGGATGTCGTTAACGCTAAACCAACCCCACTGACGACCGGCAGCGTACGCTTCAGCGCGACTCTTTACATCCCCTCGGAGTAAACTATCAATCTTAAACTCGATATAATAACCTGCCCGGCGCTCTGCCAGCGTTAAAAGCTGCATATTGATATTCTCTTCCCAGCGCTTAAACCAAGGAAGCATTGTGTACATCACGAATTCAAGCGACTGATGCTCAATGTTGTTGTTAGTTGAGCGACTTAACTCTTGAATCAAGTGCAACGGCGTGCGGTAAATTCGAGCGACGTCTTCCGTCTGGAACCGCTTATTCTCGATCAGCTGAGCATCTGCTGGTTTCATAGCGAATTGTTCAAATTTGCCGCCACCCTCGAGCAACATTGGTGTTCCCGTGTTCCTTAGGCCAGCATAGTTATCTTTCAGGTCCTTTTTTAACCTTTGGAATGATTCATCACCTAGTTCACCAGGAAAACTGAATGCACCACTTGAATTTGCACCGTTTTTGTAGAAGTTTACACCAAACTGCTCATAAGACATGCCTAACCTAATTGCAGAAGCTGCATATTCAATTGGAGATAACCCGATTATTCCATCAAAACTTAGTCCTGGAACGTGAAAAACTTGCTCACGCTTGAGTGTTCTCAAATCAGAACCATTAGTGACCCTGTAAATAAGCTTTTTTGTCTCACTATCCCTATCAATGCCAACGTTTTGCCACCTGTAGGGATAAAGACCAACAATATCACCGAATCTGTTAACTAATTTTTCACATACGGCATTCCCACCGAGGTTCAGATTCATCATGCATGCTTCCTTGAAGTTGAAGGGTGCCATTTCTTCGTTAGGAGCGTTGTGGAGGATATCGAAGGCTGCGGTATCCCTTGTTGCTTCCCTATCGCCATTGGCATTCTTCCGATATTCCATAGCCGGCATGCTCGCGAATGTTTCCCCCAGGACTCTACAGCATGCAAAAACCGCCGAATATTTCATGGCGGCCCCCGTATCTATGCCAGAGTATCCACTTTCACCAGGCATGTCTTCACCTGCTTGGAATCTACGAACATATTCCTCGAAGTATCCATTACTAAATAAGAGCTTCGCCCTTTGTATTAAGTTCACAAACCTACCACCTCCCTTAATTGGTGATCAGCTAGAGCAGGGAGCGCATGCCGCGCTTTTCGTAGACCGATTTCGGCTTCTTATCTTGTGCGATAGTCAGCTTATGAGCATCAATCACTGCAGCCACCGGGTCGATCCTTGCCCCATCAGAGTTCTTATCTATCTTAATTTCCTTAAAACTATTACTAACGGTTTTTGCATTTGCCATACTCCAGGTTAATAGTCGGTTCCGTTTGTCGTATATAATGTTTTTCGCTTCTGCTTCAAGCCTAAAATCTTCTGTCGCGTCATTCAGACTCTTGGCGCTCTGGACTATTTCAACACAATCTACGCCGAATTCCTCAAGATCAGAAAGAAAAGCATCCGCATTATGAGGGTCATAAGCGATGCCTTTGAGTTTAAGGTCATATTTTTCTATTGTTTCTTTCATGTAGGCTATGATGTATTTATAATCTGTTTTTACTCCTCCAAGAGTTTCTGTAACGGTCAAGAGCTTAGCCTTGATCCACATATCATAAGGTGCCTTATCTGTTTTCATGTGCTCAGCAACCCTCTTCGAAGGGATAAAGCTGTGAGAATCAATAAAGTATTTCCGCTCCCCGTCGATATCTAATGGAAAATCAAATCCTAATGATGTTAAGTCTCCACCAGATGAGAGATCCAAGCCGACATAAACCTCTTTCCCTCTCATATCCTCCAGAGTTGTTTCGCTTTCGCAGGCTTTCCAATGTTCCAGGTTCATATACTGAGATTCAGCGAATTGCACCCAGATATTTAAGCCTTTGGTCATAAAATCCCTAAGCTCTTCGCCCTGCATCTCCCTAGCTTTGATTGCATCAGCCCTTAGACTAGTTAGGGTTTCTGGCGTCCATAACGGGCTTGCTTTCGGCCATACTGCTTCGTCATAAATGCCCTCTTCCTTTTTGATATCCTCTTCATCGAGCTCAGTAATATATATAAACTGTGTTTCGTCATCAACTAGACCGTGAAGTACGTTTTTACAGTAAGTATATAGTTCGCGGCATGGTCCGTTGATATTAAAGCCTGCTGTGGTAATAACGGATATAAGACATTGTTTAAGTTTCTTGGTTCCACCGGTTAATAACTTGTACATCTGATTGCTCTTATGCTTGTGATATTCATCGACACTTCCAAAGTACGGCCTGAATCCATCGATGCTGTCCGTGTCACGTCCAAGCGCCTTTATTAGTCCGTTCGTGATGTTGCATACTATCTCGCTTTTATAGTCCTTGACAGTGAACAGGCCGTCTTTTGTCTTTGTTCCGTTTAATTCCTCATCGGCGTTAATAAACTTGATACACTCTTTCAACACAATCTTGGCCTGGAGTTCCTTGGTGGCTGTAGCGTATATTTGCGGGTACTGATAACCGTCGAAGTTACCGTAGTAGAGTGATGGCACAGCGTTACCAAGTGATTTTCCGTTTTGACGAGCAACCTGAATGTATGATGTTCTAAAGCGACGGTATTCAGTGTCCTTAATAACCCAACCGTGCCAGCTACCAAAAATAAAATCTTGGAATGGATAACAATAAAGAGGTAAAGGTTCTTCTCCTTCAGCTAGGGTTAATGATTCGGCGAAGTCGATAATGATCTGAGCCCTTTCGGGACTCCAGACGTATGGAAACTCTGGCGTTCCTTGTCGCTCAAGATCTCGAAGATGTCTCTTGCAGGCAAGTATTTCAGTTTTTCCGATAGCTCGATCTATTGTTCCGCTAACAACTGCTTCGGCGAAACTCGTAGGACGATCAAGCATTCTTACCAGCCCCAAACCTACTGAACCTGCTGGGCGTTTTATTTTCTTTCGGTTTCTGTGGAATGTTCTTCACTTTGGCTAAAGGATTTAAAAAGGACCTGTCTTCCAACTTGTTTAAGAGATCATTCTTTTTATTAATAGCCGAATCTAACTGAAGAATAGCATCCGTCGAAATCATATCTAGTAGTTGTCTCTTAACTCGGTCATTAAAGGCATCACTTCCAAGGATATAATCCTCTACGCCATTGCTATCTTCGCTTATGCGATTAATTCTCTTTTTTCGTTCAAGCAGTTCAATATATTCTGAATGCGTCATGCAGTACCTTGCCAGCATCCCAATATCTCCACTAGAAACGAAGTCCACGTCCTTGTAAATTTTTATTATTTCCTTCCATTTTTTGTAGCCCTGAATATCTCTTTTAACATAATCAGGACATCGCAAGGTATTTGTCCCAGTCTTAATCTCAGAATCTTTTCGTTGCTGAATTTCTTCTTTAGTCAAATGCTTTTTACCGTTCGCCGTTAGAATATCGATTGGTTGGCCATTCCGGCCCATGACCAACACCTCCTAAAATTTGATAAAGGGAGTTTTCGCGTGTAAAAGGATGGACTGCGGTGTAGAAGAAAAAGGTCTGAAGGAATCAACTCCCCCCTAACCTCTTTCTTCCTGGGTTAGTCCTCGCAGTTTTACGGTTATGATCTCTCTCGCATAACCCCTGCCAATTATTCTCATCCCAAAACAAAACAAGATCACCCTTGTGATCTTTGATGTGGTCTAACCTTGTCGCAGGTGTTAGTTGCCCTCGCTCCTCGCAATGAACACATAGCGGGTGTTGCCTAAGGAACCTCACCCTAGCCTTACGATATCTATCATCGTTATATAGATCATGCCACTTGGGCCTGTTGTCATCGTACTGCTTATGTGATGCTTGCTTATCCTTGGTATGTAACTCACATCGACCTGACTCAACTAATGTCGTGCATCCTCGATGAGGACAGAACTTCTTGAGTGTCATACCATCACAACCCCACTTTATCTACTAAAAAGAAAGAGCCTTTCGGCCCTTACAGCATTATTTTTCTAAACCATTATTTATTATTTGATTGAGTAAGTTTACAATGTGATTCAAGGTATATTGACTTCGTTCCACTTCTTTAGTTAAGACTTTTATTTCTTCTTTTAGTTGCTCATTTTGGGTTCCAATACTTAGATAATCCATCACACCAACCACTGCTCCACAGGA